TGAACGGGTAGCAGAAGCCACGACTGTTGCCGGCTTTTTACTAGGTTCACCGGTTCTACGGCTAGCTGGCTCGTCATCCTGAAGTAAATCAGGGAACACAGACTTTAAGCGAGAATTAATTTTCTCGAAATATTCTTCACTACGCGGGTCGTAACCCGTGGCCACCAATTTCTGATGCAAGCCTAATGCAAAGGCTGTCATCTCTTCGTACCCCGGCGATCCGAACCACTGGTTTTTTGCCTGCCAGCGCAGAGTTTTTTCGTCGGGCTTGGGTACATCTGGAGCCGTATGTTGTATTTGTACATCATTTTCTTGAGTTTGTAAAGTACTTGGACGGAAATTTTTTGCAGCTTCAATTTTCATCTTTGCTTCAGTCAACGCTTCTTGGGCAGCAAGCAAAGCCTCAGAGTCGTAGTCTTCAGACGCTTTTTTAAACTTATCACGTGCATTATTAAGCTCAGCCTCGGCTTTTTCACGCATCATCTCTTGGTAGGAAGTCTCGCCAGTCTGAACATACTGCTTCAGTTTCTTGTTTTCTTCCATAGCATGTTGAGCTAGACGAATTGCTTCTTCTTTCTCACGTTCGGCCTTTTCTTTGGCTCTACGCTCGTCATGACGGGCATGCGTTAGCTCTTTGATACGTGATTGAACACCTTTTGTATAGCCCTCAATCTCTTCATCCGAGGGATCTTCTACATCACGGTTTAGGGGCTGCGCCTTTCGATCTTGTTCAGGAGTATCGTCTTCAACAACAATATCCGCCTCAACAACATCGCCTTCAGCAGTTACATCTAACTCGACTTCTGGCTTTTCATCAAAGCTTCCGTCTTCGTCTGGGAATTTGTAAACCATAATTGCTCCTTTAAGCGCGGGTAATTCCGCGGGGGTCCTCGACAACCGCTTCTACTTGGTCGTCATAAATAACACGAAACTCTTTTCCGTAAATCATGATCCTAGTACCTGTATAAGGGCGGGTAATAACAAAATCACCTTCTTTACACCAAGCACCTGTTGGAAATTTAGCTTCATCTTTATAGGCTAGATCACCTAGCTTCAAAACAAATAAAACTGGGGAAGTTAGCTCCTCAATCTTCTTAGTTTCATCAGCCTTAACAATGCCGCTATCGTATTGGTCTGTGGCTGTAACCAGCGAACACAGGAGTCTCCAACCACGTGGTTCAGGTAGCTGGCGGGCCATTTGCACCTGGATTTCTTCGGGTGTTGGCTCTTCAGGTACCTCTGTTACTTCTACGTCTACTGCTTCAAGCGAATGCATAGTGCCATCCGGTAATACAAGCCCTTGTGGGGGCAAAGCGATGGTTTCACTCATCGTTGTCTTCCTTCATGTTGTCAGCGAGGTCAAATAAATGGCGCTCTGCAAATGCTAGGCCTCGAATCACACCGCAGAGCTCTTTGTACTGCTCAAAACTTGTGCACTGTCCGTTTGCCAAATCGTCAGTGTAGTTATTCATATCTGTGCGCAACTTATCACGCATTGCGGCTATGAAATCAGCCGTTAGTAGGTCCATCATTTGGTTTTACTCTCCTTAGGTGTTTGTTGCTGTTGGTTTAGGGTTACTTCTGTATTAAGCCTATGCTCTTTATCTTGTTGAGCTAGTTGGGCTAACTGCAAGGCCCCGCTAGTCAATGTCTGGCGTTTAACGGATTGATGCTGCTGTTGCTGGTTAATAAAGTCTACAGCGGTAGATACTCCAGCCTGTACTTTCTTAGACTGAAGCTCCTGCTCTTTAAGTGCGAGTTCTTTGGCTTTAAACTGGGCATCGGTTTGGTCTTTAGCCTTCTTACGCTCCAATTCGCCTTGTTTAACTTGCTGATCAATCAACTCAGCTTGCATTACCGGGTCTTTAGCGTTCTGTTGGGCTTGTTGCTGCGCTGCCATAGCTTGGGACTGGGCCAGTACTTGTGGGGCTGCTTGTGCTACCAAACGAGAAAGTTGAACTTCCAAATCTGGCGATAAGTTGTCCTCTGGTGATGGGAGTGACGCACCCATAGCATCTTCGATTTTCTGACGGTAGGCGTAGCCAACGTGTTCTGCGATATGAGCCTGCATTGCGCCCATAATTGCTTGTGCTTGTGGGTTTTGCCCAATAAGCTGTTGAACAATTGGGTCTTGCATAGCCATCTGGTGTACCTGAATATGCGCCTGGTGATCCTGGAACATAAACGCTTTCATTGGTTTGCCTTTCAGAGCAGCCATGTTTTCTGTTACTGGATCTTTCGGCTTTTGGTCGTCATCAAGTGGAACCAGCTTATCAGCGTTCTTAATACCAAGCACATCTAGCATCTGGCGATGAAGTTCTGGTAAGTTGTAAATCTGTGGTGCTGATTGGGCTAATTGAATAACTGCTTGGTATTGAACAACACGCTGAGATAGAGTTGCTGCATTAGGATCAGATACAGGAAGAATATCTACGTGTTTGTAGTCAGACTTTTTAACCTGCATGTCGCCATGTTCTGGCTCATATGTATAGTCATCATCTGTGTAATCCCGAATTATGCCAGCAATTAGTTTTAATTCTTGACGCAATGCGTAGTGTACACGCGCCTGAACAGCCGACATAACCTTAAGGGTTCTTTCAAGTATTGCTAGGGTAGTTCCAACAGGGGCGTTGGCAGACATGTCAGATACTTGCATATCAGAAGTAGCCGCAAAGCGGCGGCCTTCTTCAATGATTTTGTCCATTAAACCCGCTAGAACTGCGGATGGCTCTTTGTATGGAAGCGGTAAAATATTGTCGCGAATAGTTCCTGAACCAACGTCTACATCACGGAATTCACCTGGAGCAATAGGGGTATCGTCACCTTTAATACGAAGACCACGGGATTTTAAACCACCCGGCAGATTCGATAAGGTTCCGGCATCGACAAGCTGTCGCAAGATGGAAGTGGCTGATTTAGCAAAACCCCCAACAAGATGGAAAAGGCCGAAACCATAAGCACCATAACCAGGAATATATTGGTAGTGGACAAAGTGCTGGCGTTTAAGACGCAGCGGATCTTCTTCTTTCCAGTTTCTACGAACCGCCAAAACCTGATTCGTGCCGCGTACCATTGTAACCACATACGGCAGAGCAATTCCTGTTTCTTCACCATTATCATCCTTATCTTCAAATCCAGGTAAGTCTAAATCAGCATGTACTTCGTACAGTTCAAAACGATCGTCATAACTAGCAGTAAAGCCAGTTTCTTTATCTTTCTTTTCTTGAATCTCAGTACGGAACTTTTGTGGTTCCCCAAGTTCAACATCAGTATAAAAATTAGCGCGCTGGAGTTTGATCAAATCTTGTTTAGTCTTGCGCATACGGTGTGTAACGCGGTGGCAAGAAGCAATTTCGCTAGCCCCATAAGGCAGAATAATATCTTCTGCTGGAATAAACATCGAAACCTGGCGATCAATAGACGGATCAAAGTACACCTTCTTAAACGCAGAACCAGCGGATGGCAGATTCCACAGCATACGCTCGTGCTCATTCCTGAACTCAGGCATCTTTTCTGTAAGCTGGTAATTCATGTCAGCTTCGACACGCTGCGCCGCTTCCATCTTTTCGCGGGTCTCTTTACCAATAATCTGAGTACGGACTGGGCCCTTAGCAGGGAAAGTCTCCATAATTGTTTCTGATTGGAAACGTACTACAGCTTCTGTAATCATAGGGTGGAATACACCACAAGCACCATCCCAAGGTTCTACGCGCTCTTCAAACTTCAAACCAAGCAGCGTAATACCGTCTTTGTACATCTGTTCCCAGTCTTTGCGGGAAGCTAAGTCGTTTTCAATGTCAGAAGCTAGATCACCAGCAATTGTCTCAAGTGCGCCAGCATCAAGTTCTTCGGCTAAGTTTTGGTTGAACTCCTCGCTACCATCAACTTCGTCCATTTTTTCAATATCAAGCTCAAAGCCATCGCCAGCAATATGAACTGCTTCTGGGTCTTCAATTTCAATTTCAATGTCTGGCTCGTTCTGAGTCAGCTGCTCTAGGCCTTTCGGCGCTTGGTATAAACCTTTATCTACTGGCATATCTATTCCTTAACTTTCTTAGCCCTTGGTTTCCGAACTTTCTTCGGCACTTCTTTTAACATGTTTAACTCGTGCTTCAGGCTAGAAATTTCTTTTCCAGACTCCAAAGCTATTTTTTCCATCGAATAACAGTATTCAAGCAAATCAGGAAAAATAAATAACAGCTCTCTACAAAATGCTTCTTCAGCTATTTTTACAGATGGGTGAATAGGAATTTTAGCCCACACATCTTTTGGGTCCATATCACCTTGAATAGCCGCAATCCTGCGAGCTCGTTCAACATCTCGCCATAGCAATTGTACTTTACTCGTCATAAACATAGTATCCTCCTTTAATAATATGCCGCCCTGCGGCGGTACTTGTACTGCAAATCATCTTTCTCGTCGGTGTCCAAACTAATGAACCCGCCCTGGCGGTACCGCAAAAGTGCCTGGGTTGTCGTATCCACAAAGTCATCGTGCTCGCCAACTGGAAATGACGCCAATTCTTCTATTACATCCCGGGCCCACCGCCTATCGGGCGCCCAAACCTTCCCGCTAGTAAAAAGATCAGCTACGGCATTCAAGCGAACCATCTTGTCATTTCCACGGGAAGGGTTGGTCTCTTGTACCGGTATACCCATCATCCTAAGTTCCTGGATTAACGGGGCACCTGAAGCTTTTTTCTCCACAATAAACGCATCGGGGTTCCATTCTTTGTAATGCTTTAGCGCAACTTGCTTTAGTTCTGGAAACGCCATTCGGTCTTTAAAGGCATCGAGTAAGATCAAATTGGGGGAATTCCCATCCTCCTCGTTGTACCAAACACCCCACGTTGTGCATGCGGAATAGTCGGCTGTTGTCTTTGTTTCAAACGCCGTATCCCAGCTTTGTATAATATATTCTACAGTAGGGGGCTCCTCCTTTTCCCACATCATCCAGTCTTTTCTTCCAATAACAGCGCTCATGTCGCTGGTCGGATTCTGCATATACTGGGCATTCCAATAACGGGGATCTAGTACTGCCTTTGTAGCTTTTAATGTTTCAAGCGGCCATTGCTCTGGCCAAAGGGATTTTTCTGTGTCTGTGTCTTCGTTAAGGATTGCTGGTAGTTCTACAATCTCCCATGGGGTAGTGTGTGGGTTTTT